TTAGGTGTTGTTTTTTGACCGGGTTGTCTAGCACAGGGTTTGCCTGAAACTACTTGCACCCAACCTTTCTTACCATCTTTTGATTTTGATTTACCAAACCAATCACGAAGACCCTCTTCACTTACAGTTTCTTCATTCGTTACATAATCTGCTGCAGTATCAATATAATCTGCTGCTTTGGTAATCTTTGACTGAACCCATGCTGGGAGTTCACCCTCTCCTTTTTTACCCATCTTTTTATTAAGACGTTTTGCAGCATTCATAACTGTCTTTAGTTCTGAACGTGCCATGGAGTATTCATGATCTTTTTTGGTTTCTTCGGACATACCGTTTCCACCATTGCCATTACCGTTGCCGCCATTTCCATTACCATTGCCGTTGCCATTACCATTCTTTTTGGTATCGTCAACGGAGTGACCATTTTCTTTACGAAGCATTCCAGCACGACCAACTACTTTAAATCCTTTAGGGATTGGTTTACACTTTTCATCGGTGTAACAGTAGTATTGTCCTTCAGGACAACGACCGTTCTTTTTCTCTTCGTTCATTTCTTTGGTCTTCTTCTTCATGGCGTTGATGTACTTTCTATAAACTGCTGCTTCTGAAGTCTTACCCATCTCTCTTGCTCTCTGTTCCATGGCAACTGCTGCCTGGATCTTATGAGCATGTGATCTTGATGAATTACGAATTTTAGAAACAGATGCTTTAGCAGTCGCAACATCCTTAAATCCAAGTCCATGAATCGTTCCTTTTGGATTTTCATCCGTGTAAAGGTCAGAATGCTTTTTGGAATTCGCTGGTTGCCCAGGTTTTCTTGGAATACGGGGGTTACTCATTCAACTGGTTTTGATTTAGTTTGACCACCTGCTGCTCTTTTTTTACGTCCAGCACAATGTGCTTTCTGTGAGAATCCTTTAGGATTTGAACAGTCAATACTCTTTTTATATTTATTAGACCAAGACTCTTGAAATTGCTTATATGTTTTCATGCGTTCAACGCGGTGTAGATGACGTTGAAGGTTGTTAAACCAGAAGACGCGGGATATGCTAGAAGTCTTAAACTTCCTGAGTTAATATCCGCAGAAAAAGTTGCGATTCCTGCCGCAACTTGTATTGTTCCATATTCACTAACATATGCGTTAGTTCCATCATGCATCGCTCTGACAACTGTTGAATTAAAAGTACTAGAATCAATCACTTGAATTTTAAACTCAACAGATTGATATTCTGTTGCAGATAAAGAAATAATCGCGGTTTCATCAGTGGTGACAGTTGTAGTCACACCAGATTCAAAAGCACCACCCGTCAAAGTTAAACTAGTTTGTTTTAATGTACCTACGATGTATGGCATTACGTTGCGGTCTCCAGGATACTTAGAATACACTTGAGCGTATTATTAGCACTAGCAGCAATTTTTACTGAGTCACTTGTCTCTAAAACTAATTTACCACTAAGAGGGACAAATGCATCGTTAGTTGGCACAGTCGCTGCTTTTATAATTTCTGTATCAGTTCCTGATCTCGCATGTTTCATAGTGACTGTTGCATCAGCTGAACCAACATTTGCTACATGAGCATACAAAAGAATGGCAGTATAACCGGTTGGAGCAGTATACATTGTTTGCTCTGCACTTGTAAGTTCAAGTGTTACTGTTTGGAATCTATTAAGTGCTAATTGTGCCATATTAACTGAGTGCTAGAATAAACGGTGTCATTTCTGAGAACAAACTCTTAGAGAATGCTCTTCCACTAATCGTACCAGTGGTTTGATTGATTGTTAAGTCATCACCTATTTTAAAGTTACCAGACTGGTCAGTGCTAGTATAAACTACATTACCTCCATTTGACTTAGTAACTTCATTTGCTTGAATGGTGACACCACCACGTTTTGGAGTTGCTTCCGTAATCGTGTTGCCAGCGCCGATATATTCAAAAGTATGTGAACTAGCAATAATTTTGCTTTGTTGAAAGAAATGAACCGATGTTCCTACACCAACTGCATTAATTAAATTTTCTTCAAAAGTTACTGTAGTTATTCCAGATACTATTGGTGTTGAACTATTTATCGTGTAGTATATCGGAGACATGTTTGCCGTCGCCGTAGCAGTATTGACTCCTACATCAGGACCACTAATTGTGACACTTGGAGTGGATTCATATTGACTACCACTACTAATAATAGTAATTGTTGCAACAGATTCACCCTCTAGTGTTGCAAACGCCGTTGCAGTCTCTCCACTTGGTCCTGTAGGAGCATCAAGAGTAACAGTTGGTGTAGATGTATATCCAGTTCCTCCAGACCCCACAGAGATGGTCTGTACTGATTCAAATAGTTGTCCAAAGAATGCAATCTGCCCATCATACGGACGTGTGGTTGCTGTACCAACATTCATGGTAATTGTATCTTGTGCAGCGTCAGCAGCAGCCGTACAAGTTCCGATATATTGAAGATCGCCTTTACCGTCAGCAACTAAACCAAACGTACCGAAACTACAATTGCTATTAGCAACATCTGCTTGTCCACCTTTATGAACTGTAATTGCTTTATCACAACAAATGGTGAAGACAGAAACTAACTGAGCATAACCTTCATTAGTAACAGCAACACCAACACCACCCTGATTATATTGTGTAAATGCGTCAACATTCATTGACTTAGTTTTGACTGCTAAGTTTCCATCAACTCTAATACCAGTTCCAGTCGTAGTGTCGCTAGTGCAGTTTTGAATATAAGGACCTTTCCATTTACCTCCACCAACATTTGTTGCTATGCCTGTTGGGAAAGCAACAGCAGCTGCTGGGTGAAGATGACCAGAGAAAGTCATATTTGCTAATTTACATGCTTTATTAACATGGAACAGATCTTGTGTTGCATTACTTGGGAGGACCTTTACAGTCCTTAAATCATCCCCAACAACTGCAGTAAATGCAGGAAGTTCAATCGGATTTGATTCTACATAATTTCCAGATAGAACTTTAATTGTTGTGCCTGACTGAGCGATAGATACAGCACTAGCAATTGTTAGTTTTGCATTATCAATTGATGTTCCATTATTATCATCATTACCATCCTTTGCAACATACAATATATTTGGTGCAGAGTTAATACCTGTTGCACCAGCATTAATGGTAACATTATCTCCAAGTACAACTTGAGAATTGGTGATTGTAACAAGACCAACGTTAATACTATTGTTATCACCATCAATTGTGACAGATGCTTCACCAACCGTAAGAATACCAGTAACTCTTGCATCACCCTTTACTAAAAGTGTGGTGTTTCCAGCTCCAATGTGAACCGTCCCAATACCAGTGCTAAATGTCGAAATTCCAACTGAATCAACACCACCTGCTAAAACATTGATTCCAGTTCTTGCGGTTATTAATCCAATAGAATCTACATTCTTTACATCTTCATAAGTCAGTGTACCGGCAATAGAAACATTACCACTGAATGAAGCAGTTGATCCACTAATCTCTCCAAGAGTCGATACACCGGTGACTACAAGTGAATCTGCTACTACAGTTGCTGTATTAGCAAGACCAGTGATTGTTACCTGACCAGTGGATTCACTTATACTGATATTATCACCAGCAACTAGACTGGTAACAATACCTGTTAGATTTGTACCTGAACCTTCAAAACTAGTTGCAGTAACAATACCAACAGACATTCCTATTGTTGATGTATTGCCTGTAGATAAAACTTCATCTAATGTTAGTTCAGATATACCTACTGCTGTACTAGCGACACCTACCCATTTTGCGCCATCATAAATGAGAAGTTTATTTGTCCCTATTCCAGCATCAAAAGTTACGTCATCTAGATCCTTGATGAATCCTGCTCCGCCTCCGCCAACAGTAGAAAGTTGTTTTTGAATACGATTGACAAAAAGTCTGTAGTGTTTTGAAAGATCATCAAGAGTGGCAAACTTTTGATCTGTTGGTGTTAAGGGGTCTTTTCCACCTCCAACATCTTGACTTACATTAGGTGGTTCATCAAGTAACTGCTCATTTAGTTTAACCTGAGTTTTTTTGATGTCTTCAACGATTTTATAGAGAGATTTAATATCACTCTCAATTGGTAAAAATCTTTTATTAGATTTAGTTACAGACTCTTGAAGCGTATCAATATCATCATCATAATATTTTACTTCAGGGGTTTTTGATATTTCTTCTTTTAAATCAGTAAAATACTTAAGAAGTAATTCGTCAGTCTTTACACTTTCTTGATTATACTTTTCTAGTTGTTCCTGTACAGATTGTTTGAGTTTATTATACTCACCTTGTATTTGTTTTTTTAATTTTCTATCATCATCTTTGAACTCGTCATGAAGGTCAAAAATTTTCTGAGATGATTCTTTAATATCTGCAAGAATTTGCTGCTTATCCTCTGCAAAATTATCTTTTACTTCGTTAATAAGAACTTTGTTCTCAAATACTTTTACATCAATCGTTTCAAGGATTGAGTCGAGTTCTAAACTTATTTTTTCCTCAACAGTCCCAATACTGTCATTTACATTCTCAAAACTTTCTTCAACTCCCTTAAAATTTGCCTCAATCCAAGGGAAGTTCTTTTTTACAATTTCAATATCTTCTCTTATTGATTGAAGATCATTGTCATAATATTTTGGTTCGGGAAGATTGATGATATCTTCTTTAATTACATTGATTCTGTTTTCAATAGAATCAATCTGTTCATCATAATATTTTACTTCAGGAAGTTCTGAAATACTATTGCGGACAAGATCAATCTGTTCACAGATTGCTTCTACTTCTGCGTCGTAATATTTTACCTCTGGTATTTCACTTCTTACTTCGTCAACAATCTCACAGAGTTTTTCTAACTCTTCGTCATAATATTTAATTTCTGGAATGTCTGGGATTTCTTCCCTGACATCATTAATAATTTTTAAAAGTTCTGGCCACGGAGGGATAACATCCTCAATCTCTGCAAAGGTATTTCCCTCAACATCCTCTATGGTTACAGTTTCTTCTTCGATATAATCTTCAACTGAGGGAAGATTATTATCTTCGTTTATTTCCTCTACAAGTGGTAAGTTATTATTTTCTACAACATTTTCAACAGAAGGAAGATTATCATCACCTTCTATAAAGTCCTCGATAGAGGGCAGATTCTTATCATGCAGATCTTCAATAGAAGGCAATTCTTCCTTGGACATTTTATTAGTAACCTTAATACTTTGGGATTTCTCTCCCTTCCAAACTATTTAGGTTCTTCTTTAAGTCCGTCTTTTAACATCTTTGCGAGTTCTGCAGTCGATCCAACAAACAAAGCATTATTTACAGTAGATGGACCACGTTCTTTTTTATCTTCCCCAACATCTTTTAGTTTCTTCTGAAGATCCATTAATTTATCAGTGGCATCAGACACGCTCTTGATAAGTTGACCTGCAACTTCATACGCTCGGGGTTGATCAGACTCTTGTGCCAGTTCAAGAATACCATTGATTGCCTCTTGACCTTTTTCAATTATAGAATATAGATTACCCCTTGTATATTCATAATCCTTTTTGATGTCGTCAACTTGAGCAGTAATTTTTTTAGGTTTAACAGGAGAGACCTCAGGAAGAACTACTTCACTATCAACGTTAAAAGTTTCGTTTAAATCATTAAAACTCATAATCCGTCAAATCCTCCAGTCAGAGTGCCACTAAATCCAAAGTCATCACCCTCTTCGATCAGAGCATTATCTGAGGAGTCAATTACAAATACACCATCACCTTTGAGGTGAGTGACTGCAGCAGTGTTATATTGACCTCTAAGGACAGCAAGTTTAGTGCCGTCAATTGATTTGATGTAGATAGTCTCTCCGTTTAGATCGACGTAAGTCTTCTCACTCAAACCACTTGCACTATCAACGGTGATTGTCTTAGCGGTCTTAGTGACATCATTTGACAGATTAGTAACAGCATCACCTGTATAATTTTTAATCGCTTTTGGTTCAACAGAGTAAGTAAGTACTCTTGTGGTATTTGAAGTATCTGTACCCGTAAGGTAATTGACGGTTGCCTTCTTGATAATATCCTTCGTTGCAGAAGAAACAGGACCGAACAGGTATGTTTTTGCTGTAAATCTCAGAGTATAAAGTAAGACTCTTCTTTTTGTAAAATCTCCCTCATAATCATCTTCCATAGTGATGTTTTCAAGAACCACAGGGATATCTTTTTTCTCTTGAATTGTCGATACCAGTTCAACTGTAAGGTTATATGCTGGTTGAAAGTATGGTAATATTTGTTCTACGATTTGAAGAGCATCATCATTTAACTTAGTCATGATTGCCAGTTCAAAATTCATGTTATATGGAACTGGCATAAATGCCTTTTTAGTTTCCGATCCATCACTAGGATCTTTTACAGTGAACTGTTGAGTAGTCGTTACTTTTCTGGAAGGATCGTAAGTAAGTCCCGTAAACTCAAACGACATCCTTGGAAGCGTGATTGCCGTTGGTTTGTTGAGATCAGGTGACTGCTCAATTCTTGCCAAAAACTTTTGAGTTGGACCATAGGCTAGAGGAACTTTTACAACAGAATTATCCTGCTGAATCGATAAGTTATTGAAGAGGGTTCCAAAGGATATGATAGTCCTCCTCAAAATTTCGTTATAAAAGTATCCAAACATGTTAAGACCTTATGACAATAAGTAGTCCGACTAGTTATATTTAGGGAATACCGAACGGATTCTGTTCAGAGAAGTCAAGAATATTATCTGCTTGAGTTTCAATCTCAAAATTATCAGCAAATGGATCGTTGTCAGGTTCAGTATCAATCACTCTTAAGGCATGTGATGCACCAGAAGTAGACCCTACAATATCTTCACCAAGTGTAAATGTTCCACTCACACTCGCAACTTCAAGGATATTTGTAGTTGAGTTATAAGTTCTTACTCTTGCAGTGGTTCCGCTAGTAGAACCTGTTACTACCTCATTAAAGATAAAGTCTCCAGTAGAGTCCATATTAGGACTTCCGATAGTAATGGTTGGTGCTGTGCTATAACCAAGACCTGCATTAGTGATTCTAATTTCACTAATTGTTCCAGCAGCACTAACTATTGGAATAAGTTCAGCAGACTCAGTTGAGACACCTGATAAGAACACTTCGTTAGAAAGTGTAATAGTTGGTGCTGTGGTATAACCAGAACCTCCACCACTTAGAGTGACAATTCCTACTACACCATCACCGATTCCAGAGGTTGCTGCTGCTCCTGTACCTCCTTTGCCACCATAGAACTTGATCTTAGGTGCAACGGTATATCCTGCACCTGGATTTGTGATAGGTACAGATTGAACAGACTGCAGTCTTGGATTTGCGTTGAGATTACATACGTTAATACCACCAATCATAGTAGCAGTTGCAATACCTGTGATACCAGTTGAAGGAGCAGAGGATATTGCAACTGTTGGAATCTCTCCGTATCCTCCACCTCTATTTGTGACGGTGATAAATTTAATACCACCAGATGTGATGATTCCTGTGACAGCAGTAGCGGTAACACCAGTTCCAACCAGAGTTAACGTATGAGTTACACCCTGAATTGTGCTGATACCATCATCGGTTTCACCATCTAATTCTTCACCAACTAGATTATTATCAATCTCATCAATACCTGTGGCGATGACCTCATCCTCATAACGATAGAGCTCACAATAGAGTTCATAAGTATAGAGATCCTGCAGTTGATAATATGGTTTAGCATACTCAATATCCTTAATCTCATATAGACGATCATCAAGTGGAAACCAGATCAAATCTCCACTTTTTGGTCTTGTAGATAATTTGATATTTGATTGATCTTCAATCAGAGGTGTAATGTAATTTTCGTATCTTTCTCTAGATATTACTAATCTTACTTCATCTCTTGACTCTATTCCAAATTTAGATAAAAGATTACCTGCACCAGAATATTGATCATAGTTATCAATATATGCTTCAAGAGGTAAAGCAAGATCAAACTTTGATTGAACTACTTCTCTTATTACAGACTTTTCTGTAACAAATTTTCTTGGGATGTAAAAAATTTCTACACCGTAAGTTCTCAACTGCTCGTTGATAAGATCCTGAACAAGATTTTGTT